TTCTTCAATATTACTAACTTTCGGAATAAAATCCATTTTTAATTTATACAAATATTAAAAAATATTTCTAAAAATAATAAAAAAATATTAAAAAAAATCTAAAAAAATATTAATCTAATTATGAAAGTTTTGTTCCATTTTATTCATTTCTAAAAATATGTGGATTTATCCATTTAATAAAAAAGAATTCTCCTCTTGTATATTTTCTCCGATTTAACATGTTAATTGAGCGATCTGCCCATCTTAAATTCTCTGATCTGTTATCAGCCTTATTTCTATTGATATGATCTACTTCTTTATAATCATTTGGGTTCTCTAAATAATGCATAGCAACTAATCTATGAATCCCAAAGTTTTTTGCTTTTCCATCTTGACTTAATTTAATTCTTTCATAACCATCTCTATCATAATGAGTTTTTAATTGTTTATTTGTTTTCTTGTTGTACACAGCCCCATTTTCATGAATCACATAGTTCTCAAATCCAATCACTTCCATTTATTATACTTTATATTTTATTTTTTTTTGTTTAATTTTTCCGCACTTTTTAATTTTACTTTATGCTCATTCTTTTAAATATATTTTCTTTATGATGTTGGAAAAAGTGGGTCAAGGTTAAACTCTTAAAAAAATTCAAGAATGAAAGTGTTCTCAAAATGAAATATTTTCGCACATCTACCCTTGACCCAAAAATCTTGAAAATATAAATATTAAAAATTTTGAATTTATCGAGTTGGGCTAAATTTTTATTTTCTCTTTCTAACATGTAGAACCACAATTGATTTGCCTGACAAACAATCTGCATAAGTTTCATTATCATAAACTAAATCAATATCAATTGAATTAAGATATAAATCTTGAACATTATTAAGAGAAACATAAACAAGTTCATTTGGTTCAAAATGTAAAGCACCAATCTCATTCCCAGCACTATCAAACCTCGGAAGGTGAGCAATTATTTTTGAATATGAATTTCCTAATTGAGCATTGATAGATTGTTGAGTTAAATTGTTAACTCTTACAAATAAAGATTTCGGACTTGATAAAAGGGGAACAGAAATGCTTTCAAGATCAGTTGAGCCATCACCCGCATTTAAAGTTCCGATTGCAAGAGATCTTGATTTAAAACCCAATAAGAATTGAGTGTTTGCGGATGCTGTGTATTCTTCACCATATAAACTATTTGGAGCAAGAATTAAATTCATTTGAGTTTCTTCTAAATGTCCTCCACTTGTACCTCCTGCGGAATATGGATAAATTCCAACAAAAGTGTATTTAGTATTTCCAAGAGTAGGATTCAAATCATTCCATTCACGATTTTCAACAGGCTTTCCCCATTTAGCATATTTTCCAGTATCAGTCAAACGATTAACCCAATCAACATCAGGAGACGTGGGATCAAAGCCCGTATATTGAGCAATATTTTGATAAGTGTGTCTTTCCTCAAAAGTTATTGAAGTTCCAATCTGTTGAATGAAAATTTGTGGATAAAGGAAGTTTTGAAGACATGAACGTGGAGTGAATTGATGTCTTTTATCTCCGAGAGTTGTATCAACCAAAACATCATAAGAACCTCCTGCATGTTTTCCTATTTCACAAATAACACCTTGATTTTCAATTCTAAATCTGATATGTGTGTAATTGCTCCCGTTTGTTCCTAAATCATAAATCCCCGCTTTGAAAACAGGATTTCCTGTGTGATAATAAACAACCTCTTTCATGGTCAATTGATCTCCTGAAACTCTGTTTGATTGAACACATGATTGATAAATTCTTAAATTTCCATCAGCACTTCTAACAGCAACAAAATCAAAAAAGGCTTTTCCCAATGCTCCAAAACCTCCATCAAAATTCGGATTGAAGTAAGGTGGAGCGAAGCAAGAAATTTCACCTGAAACAGGATCAACCAAAGGATTCTCAATATTATATCTAGTTAAGCCAATCGCCCAAGTTCCTTTTCCTGCTCCTGTTCCATTTGTTATATCATAATTAACTGATGGATAATCATCTGTACCTGATAGCAAACATGGATAATCGGGGAAAACAGCACAGCAACCTCTCGGAGCAGAACCATCCGTTTCAGGTGGAGTTGCGTTAACTCTCGTCATCACACCGCTCTGATAAGTGAAACGAGAAGTTGGGAAAACTGATTGAGCAACATCATCAGCAGGAATTTCATCATAAGGAGTCGCATCCTGTTGAAGATCCCATGTTAAACCTTCATAAGCACCAGTCGTGGAGTTTTCTTTTGCTGTAATTGATAAATTAACACTTCCTTGATCATAGAAATGGGGATTCATTACATTTCTTCGCATGGATGTTTGAACCTGACGAGCCAATTCATCTGTGGTGAATTCACGTATTCCTTCATTAGGTCTAACAATGGAATCTGCAACGGGATGATAAACGCTGTCTTCTAGTTCCAAAGCATCATCAATATCTTCGCCAAGATAAAAAGAATAATTAGAATTAGCAGAAGAAATTGATAATTGTCCATCCTTATTGATCTTAACTGATTGAACAGCAATTTCACTATCTTTTTCAATTTTGAATGTGTTTGATGTACGATTACTCCAAGAATAAGGTTTGTGAATATTACTTGTTGACGGAGCATCTTTCAAATTAACGTTTGACGCAATTATTAAACTCATTTTATAATTTAAACAGATAAAAAAATATTTTAAAAATTATAAAAAAAAAATATTATAATAAATATATAATATGCCCCGACATTACCGAAAACCATCTGATAAAGTTAACAGAGTCAAAACTTATGATGAAGAAATGAAAAAGGCTGAACAACCTAAAAAGACTCCTGAAAGTAAAATTTTTGAGAATTATTCTAATTCTAAAAATGATAAAGAAAAGAAAAAAAAGAAGATTAATAAAAATTAAAATTTAGTCATACTCGATAAATTCAAAATTTTTTTTTTAAAGTTAACATGTTTAACATTCCCACTCATCATCATCATCCGCCCATTCATAATCATATTCTTGAAGTTGATTCCATTTCGCACGTGCTTCTTCTAGTGATGGAAGAACTAAAAATGAAGGACGTTCTGTTTTATATTCTTTGTTTTTGTTCTTCGGTCTGATTTCTTTGTATAAGTCGCCAAGACAATTTTGTTTGAGTTCCCTATAAAAAGCAGAAACAGAATTGAAGCCTCTCTTTTCTGTTTCAGTCATCTTATATCTTTCATAAATATAATCTTTGAAATATCCAACAATTTCTTCACCTGTTTTCTTATTTTTGATTTTATCTCCTGAATTATATTCATCTAATTCATTCCAATAATTAAAAGTTTTATCAGCACCATCCCAGCCACCATCTTGCAAGACTTTGTACCACCAAACCTTAACAGGATTATGATTCCTTTCAACTTGTTCTTGAAGAAGTGCAGTCTTCTTGAAAATTCTAGGATTGAAATGTGTTAAATCTCTTCCATAAAGAATTTTAGCAAAAGCACCAGCAGGAGCGTTGACAATTGGACTGAAATATTCCTCCTTTTCTTTTGTCATGCGTCCAGCATATTTATTGTTTAATTCAAGACAATAATATCTGCGATCGTCTTCTGTTGTTCCAGCAAACCAATCATTATTGGTTGAAATGATATAATTAGCATAATCGGAAACCATGTATGCTTCTTTATTTTTCTTATTGATTGTTTGATTACGTTCTGTGATTTTATTCTTCATTTGACCTTCCATTTTCTTATCGCCACCCCAAAAGGCTTCATCTAGATTCACAAGAATTTTTCCTTCTAATTGTCCATTGAAATCTCCAAATAAATAATTAGCATTTGAATTTTGACAGAAATGATTGTCTCCAATGATTTCACCTAACTTGGAAATAATCACACCTTTTCCTCCACCTTGTTTGGATCTCAATGCTAAAACAACACCCGATTTCTTCCATGGTTTCTGAATGATATGTGCGAAATAATCCATAACATATTCAAAAGATTCTTCATCTCCATTACACCAACAATCCCGAATATGATCCAAGATTGGTTGTGCTTCATCTTCATCAAACTTATCAGCAATTTCTTCTGTGATATCATAGCCTTTCCAAACATTAAAAATATCTTTATTTTCTTTGTCAGTTGGGTCAAAGCCAATTGCACGGACTTCACGGCGACCCATCCAACTCATCCAAAATTTAAATGGAATTACATCAATCTTGATTGTTTTAGTTTCTCCCTCTTTTCCCGAAGGAACTTCATATTGATAAACAAAATTTTCCTTGATAAAATCATCGGAAGTTGTCATTTTTTTCTTCAAGTACCAACAAGGAGTTTCAACCTTTTGTCCATCATCCTTAATGGTTAGTTTAGTTCCTAGATGAATAAATTCACCTGTTTCTCTTACATAAATTAAACGTTCATTCATCTTTTCAAGCATTTTTAATTTTGCTGAATTATAATCTCCATCTTTTAATTCATCATAAAAAACCTGTGCAAGAGATTGATTCTTATTTTTCTTTTCAATTTTATTGTATAGACTGCGAAGATAAGTCATTCCCAATTTATTCTCATGATGTTCAGAAGTGTCTTTGCTATCTTTCCACATTTTATCAACCGCCTTTGGATCATATTTAGAAGAAGAAGATTTTGAAAAATCATGATAATAAGTTAGTCCAATAGAAGAATAATCCGTGATATGTGAAAGAGCCATTCCAACTCTCATCCATGTGTCATAATCATTTGAAAATTTTTCAATTGAAATTGCTTCCATAATCTTTTGAAGTTCATTTAAGTCAACACTCTTCTTTTGAATTGTTTTTGGTTTATATTCAGGCATGTCATCATCAGAATTTTCATCCAACTCGATATTGACTGGATTTTCCTCCTTAACTTCTTCTTCAACTGCTTCTTCATTATCAGAAGATATTGGAGAAACTGGTGGAGATGCTTTTGCAGGAATAGATTTAAAATCTGAATTACTCCATTCACATGATTGAATTAAATGTTTGAATGGTTCGTCCTTAAAATTATCTGGAACAAATGTGCGATTATCATTTGGTTTGTTTGAATATAGACATCTCATATTTCCTCCATTACGATAAACACCTTTATCAATATTAGGGTCTTGATCATAAATTTTAATCATTTCATTGAATTTCTTTAATTGTGGAATTGTTGTTTCATATCCATTAATAATAAAATGAAAAGAAATTGCGTTTCCTTTCTTTTCTTTCTTAATACCTTTTTCAGTTTCTACTTTAATTTTTTCACCATGGGAAGAAGCAATTGCAATTTCACCATCGGGAAAGTACTTTTCAAATAACTTAATATATCTATTGCGGAAACCTTCAATATGTCTTTCCCATTCTTCACCTTCATTGAAGAAGATATCAATATCATAATAAGGCTTAACTTTTGATTGATAGTCAGTCCATTCAAAATAATATTTTTTAGCACCTGTTATTTCAGTTCCCATAAGAATGAGTTCAACTTGTTCTTTATTAGAGCAGAATTCTTGAACTTTACAATTGAAATTGGATTTACCTTGAAAATCTTTAAAAGTTAACATTATATCTTTATTGAGGATTTTATTTTCAGAGTTCATATTATATTTAATTTTACTTATCGTTTCTTTTTTAAATACTTTTACTTTATCCATTTATAATATAATAAATATAATATTTTTATTGGTTTAATTTTTCCGCAAAATTAAAAATTTTATTGTACTCGATATTTTAAAAATTTTTCATATTTAATTAAAATCTTAATATTCAATATAAATGCCGTTAGATAAAAATGGGAAGCCAATTCTTTATAAACCATGGGTCAACAAAACTAAATCCAAATTTAAATATTGGGTTTATGTCAAGAAGGATGGGAAAGTCAAAAAGATAGGATTCGGAAACAAGGATTATCAACATTTCAAAGATAAAATTGGATATTATAAATATAAAGATCATAATGATCCAGTTAGAAGAAAAAGATATTTAGCAAGAGCAAAAGGAATCAAAGACAAAGAAGGAAACTTAACATGGAAAGACAAGAACACTGCTAATTGGTGGGCTGTGCATAAACTATGGTGAAACAATAGTGATTTCAGGTTCTTTTTCTGGTTCTGGTTCGGGTTCGGGTTCTTTTTCAATAGGAATTGAAGTGTGATCTTTATATGGAGTTATTGCTTTCAAACCATTACAAATGATTGGCTTTCTAACGTTTGGATATTTATCTTTGAATTTATTATTGAACATGTTAATGATATCTAAATCTATATTTGGAGAACTTTCTAATAAATTATCATATTCAGCCCGACATACTTTCAAGAAATCTCTGCAAGGTTTTCTCTTTTTATCATGTAAAGACAACTCAATTTCAATTGCTCTTCCTAATTTAGACCAAGCCAAAGCACTTATGCGATGTCCTTCAAATGTTTCTGCGTACTTTAAAAATGATCCAAGTGTTCCAAGTATTCCGCAGAATATATTGAAACCACCAATCACAGCAGTGAACCCATGTTGATAATCTTTGGGAACATAACTATCAACAGCAAAATTGCCGACACCAGTTAACGTTGATAAAACAATAATCGGGATTTGAAGATGTTGATATTTCTTTTTATATTTTCTAGTTGAATAATTATGAAGATAAGCATAACACATGGAGATTTCTCCCCATTCACTCAATAACTCTTCTATTTCATCAGACCAATCATCTATATTTTCGGGAAGTGGTCTCGGAGTTTGTATTTTATCCATTTATTATTATTTTTATTTTATTTTGATTCCAAAAATAATATTAATTTTAAATATATGAGCGATAATCCATTCAAAAACAAACCTCCCATTCAACTTGCAATTTCTCAATTGAAAACAATAGATCGGGACTTAAAAGAACTAACAAAGGAAATGAAATCTGTTAAATCAGATATCTCATATATCAAAAGAAATTTGGATAAATGGTTGAAAGCAAAAGAAGAGAAAGAGATTGGAGAACTTCAAGCACAACAGGAAGGCTGGTTTCTTTGGAGATCTTAATTTGGGTCAAAGATAGATTGTTAAAAATATTCAAGTCAGGAAAGTATCCGAAAACGAAAAATATTTTGAAGATTACCCTTGACCCAAAATTATTCTCTATGATTTTTATTTTTTTTTATTATATTTTTATTTTATTTGAATATTTATAAAATGTCGTATAAGTATTTGGAAATTCGCCCGAACAACGTTCCCGCTGATAACAAGATTGAATTTCAAGGAATTCCCGTACTTTCATTCTCAATTGGTTCTCAAAATGCTCTCCTTAAATTAGATAGTGTTAAGGTTTGCGGAAAACTTAATGTATGGGCTAATCGTGGAACAACTCCACTTGAACATCCCACCGATGCCCAAGTCCCCGAATGCATGGCTTCGGAGAAACTGGGTGTTTATGGTTTATTTTCGCAGTTAGTTTGGAGAAATTCCAAGTCAAAGCAAGTATGTGAACATATCCGCCATTATTCACGTTTCATGGCTTCTTATCTTCCAGTTCTATCTTCTTCGCAGGATGCTCTAACTCATTTATCTGAAACTGCTTTAATCATGCCTTCCGCACAAGCCTTTCAAAATTCTGTAATTAGAAACACTGGTTATTCAAGTTTCGCTGTTCCAATTCCTAGTGGGATGACTATGGGTTCAGGAGTAGAAGGAGTCCCAGAGGGTCATCTGCCCTTATTTGAATCGGGTTTTGGGGGGCTGGATTGTGAACTACACCTCGCACCTGATCAGCAGTTTTTCTTTGCTACTGATGGAAACGCAGGTTCAATCTCGGATTGCTTTTATCAACTAGAAGATGTAAAGATTGTTTGCGAAGTCTATGTTCCCGCTCCTGATGAATTATCTCGCCTCATGTCTCGTACATCTGACATATTCTCATTCAATTCTATTTCTTCTTACACCACAACACTTCAAAGCACAAATTCAATTGTAAATTTTCAACTTGGTCTCTCTCGGGTTCTCTCTGCTTTTGTTAACTTTGTTCCTTCATCGTTTATCAATAACTATGCCCAAGATGGATATATCACATCGGGTCTTGGAAAAGAAAATGGAGATCTTGTAAAAATTGAAGATATAGCCTTCCTCAAAAATGGTGAACGCTTTCCCCAAGAATTTACCACGGACGCAAATGTGAAACTAGACGCAAAGGCGAATAATGTTGATCCTCAAATAATCAAGGAATTTGCTTCTGCAATCATTCCTGAAACCAATCATCTCCGAACTCAAATGTCTCCTGTTAACACGAGCAGATATTTCAGAATGGGAAATGGAGCAAGTGCCGATGATTATGATAAAACTCCCGAAGGTGGTGCTGTTTATGGTGTTGGTGTTCTTTATGACATGTTGGATTCGGATGGTGTCAATTTCAAGAATGATGCTTTCACTATTCAGATGAACACCACTCTTGATGATGCTAATCCCAACACTGCTTTCCTATTTGTAAAAGCAAAGAATTCTCTCGCATATTCTCCAAGTGGAATTGAAGTTGTATCTTAAAAATTTTGAATTTATCGAGTTGAACTAAATTTTTTCTATTACTTAAATTTATTTTTTTTTATTTTTTAATTATTTTATTATATTTCAATAATTATAAAAAATGGCTACAACTGAACAGATATCCGCTGGAAGTTTAGATGATGTTGATGGAGATAACGTTGCTGATCTCACCCGCCCAAGCACTTTTGATTTTTCCTATGCACAGAAAATTTCGTCAGAAATAAGGGAAGCCGTGGTGATAAGCAATGAATTCGCTAGATTTCAGATAGATAGGAAGGGATTCCTGTCGCATAATTCAAAGATAACTTTTTCCCTTGTACCTGTTGCGGGGAATACGTGTGCTTACTATCCAATCGGCGTGGGCGTAAATTCTATCATTGATCGGGTGGTTCTAAAATGTGGAAATCGTGTAATATCGGAAACCCAATCATTTGGACAACTTAAAGCATATGACAGCCTGTTCATGACTGGTGAAGCAAATAAGGAAAGAGAAATGTATTTAACACAGCGTCTTCTTAATTTCGCTCCTCAATATACACTTGATCCTAACACAACCAACACCAGTTCTGATGCTCCCACTTATGGTTTGGATATTGGTCGCAGTTATACAGGAACAAATCTCCGAATGCTTCCATGTAATAGAATGGACGGAACTAACGCAACAACTATATCTCAATCGCCTGTTTATTCAGTATATATTGGAGAACTTGTTGATTTATTCGCAAATCAGGATTTCCCTGTTTATCTCTGCGATGAAGAACTTTTTATTGAAATTCACTTTCAGCCAAATTCCAAAAAACGTGTTTCGGTTATTTCAACCCAAGGAGCGTTCACCGATCAATATGTTATTGACACCACTGAAACTCGTATGATGTACGATACCATTTATTATGATGGAGATCAGATGGAAGCATTTAGGAACAAGGCTAATAAAACAGGACTAACTTATCAATATCATGATTATCGTTTAACCAAGAGAACTTCAAATGCTCCTGCAACGTGGACAAACCTTATTCAAAATGTTGGTGGTGCTGGTCGCTTTGTTGATAAGGTTGTTGTAAGAATTGGACGTGATGATGACAACAAGGAAAAAACACTTCTAAATCATTTCTACTCACAGCATCCAACCACGGGAACAAGTACATTTAACATCCGTTATAATGATAGATATGAATTCCCAATTGACCGTGATAACACAGCCCTTTTATTCCAAACTCTAAAAACCGCAGAGGGACAAGTTCCATTTGTTCCACGCCAAGCATATTCAAGAGAAATGCCCACTACTATCACAGATAGAACATGGGAAGGAAATCAGCAGAGAGCGTCTCTCGGTGGAAACCTTCATTATCTAGCAGTCAAGCCTGAACGTGAAGAACGTATTAACAATCAAGGAATTGATTTAATTTTCAAGGGAACTTTCCCTGCTGAAAGCCTGACTCTTATGTGCTGGATTGCTCTTCGCAAGGTTGCAAGAATTAAGGATGGTCGCCTAGATTGTTATTTCGCTTAAAAATCGCAAAAATTAAATAGATAAAATTATTTTATAAAGATTCAATATAATGGAAGTTATGAAATGTGTGTGTTGTTGGTTCTTTGGAGGATGTGTGAGAAAATATCAAGATAAATAATCTTTTTTTTATTTTTTTTTTATTTAAAATATTAATCTCAATTATTATATAAAATATGAAGATTAATGTTGAAAATGTAAATGAACAAATTCATGAGGCTCGTCCAACTTTAAAAACAAATACAATCAAACAGTATGAAAGCAATTTAAATAAATTGAAAAAAATGTTTGAAACTGATAATTGGGACTTCCTTCAAAATCCTGAAAAGGTGGAAGAAAAGATTTCTCATCTTCATTTCACTAGTCGTCGCAATCATTATAATGCGATTATAGTATTATTGATGGCGTTGAACCATGATAAGAAATATGATAAAATTTTAGAGAAATATGATGAAATGAGAAATGAATTAAATGATGAGTACAACAAACAATCATCAAAAATATCTGATAAACAATCCAAGAATTTTGCATCATTAGAAGAAATAAATGAAATGATTGATAAGATTGCGGAAGAATTAAAGAAGATGAAATTAAAACAAAAAGAAACGTTAACTAAAAAAGAAATGGCTTTGCTTCAATTTTTTGTTTTAGTCAATTTATATAAAAATATTCCTTTGAGAAATGATGTGTCTTACATGGAAGCCATAAGACCTTCTGACTTAAAGAAACTAACAAAAGAAGAACAAAAAGAAAAGAATTGGCTATTAATGGAAAAGAATAAATTAACAATTATTTTGAATAATTATAAATCAGATAAAACTTATGGACAAAAAAGAATTCCAATTGAAGATAAAGATCTCAAACGGTTATTAAATTATTATATTAAAGTTATTGGAGGAAAAGGTGTTTTATTTAAATCGTCCACAGGAACTCCATTGAGTCCTAATGCTCTCACTCAATTCTTCTTGAAGAATACAAAGAAATGGCTTGGAAAAAGTGTTTCCACAACATTAATGAGAAAAGCAGTTGCTTCTCATCACTTTGGTGAAGGAAGTGAATTTGCTAAATTAAAAAAACAGCAAGAAGATCTTGCATTTAAGATGGGTCATTCAACAGCGACCATGGACAAAGTTTATATTAAGGAAAAACAAGAAGAATAAAAATTTAACTCAACTCGATAATTTTAAAATTTTTTAATCAAGTTTTTTAAGTGCGAATCTTATTTTTTTCTCTCTTTTTGGTAATGAATCATCAACAGGAGGGCGTGAAAATTCAATGAATAATTGAGGTTTATTGGGATCTCCTGCTCGTGCGATTGCTACTGTTGAACCCGCATTTTTTAAGGCTGTTTTCCCTTTTGTGAGCATTATAAATGGAGCGTATTGCTCAATTGTCATTCTAGATAATGAACCATCTTCATTCATTAAACCTTCATCAATGAATTTTTGTCTTGATTTTTTATCTTTAAAATCATGATTGCTCATGATTTTATCATATACAGTTTTAAATTCTTTAAAATTACGTTCTTTAATTTGTTCAGGAGTTTCCTTTTGAACTTTCTTTTGTACTTTCTTTTGAACTTTAATAACTTTTTTTTCTTTCTTTGGTTGTTCTTTTTTTTCAACAATAGTTATATTTTCTGTTTGTGTTGAAGCGTCAGGCATGTTCTTTTTAATATTACTTATATTTTTATCTTTAATATCTTTTTCTTTATCCTTTTTTTTAGAAATAGTTTTTTCTTGTTGTTTCAAAGCCTTTTGAACAATTGCTTTTCTTTCTGCTCTTTCTTGTTTCTTCTTTTCCATTTGTTTCTCTTCTTTCTCTTCTTTTGCTTTTTGTTTTTCAAGTTTGGTTTTAGGTTTAGGAAGTTCTTTCTCAATTGTCTTTTGTGAAACAACTTTAAGTTTTTGTACTTTCCCTTTTGATACTGGTCTTAATTCTGCTTTTTCATGGTTAACTGAATAACCTGCTTTTTTCAATATTCCAATAATATCTTCTCTTGTTGATTTAGGAGGAATTTTAATTGAAGACGCTTTGTTGTGAGCCCGAATAAGTTTCCTTATTTCTGCGGTTGTTATTTCTCCTTTAAGTTTTCCTGCTTTATATCTTTTCACTTCCATGATATTTATATTAATATTAAGATTAAAATATTCGGTTAATTAATTTAAAAAAAAATGTTTGTTAATAATATAAATGAAAATTCACAAAACTCATTCAAAGTCCGATCTGATTTATTTATTCAAACAATTAGGAATTGATTTAGATAAAAAGAAAAATAAAAATGATATCATTCAAGATATAATGAAAAATTTTGATAATATCGAGTATAATGAAAAAAATGATTTTGAAATAAAAAATAATGGAGATTTAATTCATCATCTAGAAAATGAAAATAAAGAAGGAAAGATTGACACAATTGAAAAAGATATTGTTATGAATAAAGCAAAAAAAATAATACATTTCGGAAAATGCAAATATAATATTCAAGCCACTGAATATAATAATATTGAAGAAATATTTGCTGATTGTCTTTATATTCATAAATACGGTTTTATTCCTTCTGTTAGAAGAGCATTGAAAATTCATAATGAATGTTTATTTAAGGTTGGACATGTGAATCCTGTTCTTCCAAAAAGAGTACAAAGAGAAATGAGTGAAAAGAGAAACTTGAAGAGAGTTCAACATTATAATTGTAAAATAACACATGGAAATTTCTTGATAACGTTTGATTAAATTTGGGTCAAAGATAGAATGCTCAAAAAATTCAAGAATGAGAAGTTGTTCAAATATAAATTTTTTTTAATATTTACCCTTGACCCAAAAATTTCTCAATATAGAATATAATGGATCAAGTTTGTTTTGAAGAGATTTTAAGTTGTCTTGCAAAATGCGGGAGACCTGATTTAATATTAGAATTAAAAGAACTTGAAAAAAAGATCGTGGATGAAGACTATGATCCAAGCAAAGAAAGATATGTAAGAAAAGAAAAGTATTCAGAAGACGAAGGTTCAGCCGAAGAAGAAGATCTTCAATTTAGTGTTGACGATGAAGGCTTCTATTCATTAAGTTGATAATAATTATCAATCATCTCATCCATTTGATCATCAAATAAATTTTCCATTTGATCTTCTCTTATAAATTCCAATACAGCATGAGAGAATCCCCACTCATGGTCAATAATATTTTCTTCCTCCTCTCCATTATAAAAATAATGAAGAGTATCATCTGCAATTCCTAATAATTCATCAAGTACTAAATTGAATTTATCTTTATTCCTTTCTATTTGTCTAGATGTCCAAGGTCTATTCTTTTGAAATATAATTTCTTTGATTTCATTTGGAAGTTCATTAAAGTTTATCATTTTCTTAATACTCATTTATATAATTAATAAATATTTTATTTTTTAAATTAATTAAACTTAAATAATGACACTTTTATCAATAAATAACGGAGTTAATCTGTTATTATTATAGTTATTTTTAGATTAAATGGTCTTTTTTATACTTAAAGTATCAATAATTTTAAAATTAAACATAGTTTTAAGTGCTAAATAGTCATTAATCTACTATTTAAAGGCGTAAAATATAAGATTAACGCCATATTATTAATAAAAAACTATAATTTTATAAGATTAATATATTTAAAAGATATTCTATATATAAGAATAAAGAAAATGATAATTGAAGGAAAGAGAGGTTCTCTAAATTTATTTTACAAAGATCTTTTGATTGGCTCATATCCATTATCGGACAAGAAAACTTATGAAAGATATAAATATCAAGGAGAGTACTTAATATTAAAATCCATGAGAGAAAATATTAAAATCCCTTTTCAAATAAAAACATATCTTATGTTTTGCAATAATATTTTGAGAAGGAAGAAAGATAAACTTAATATTTGGCGAAGTGATTATGAAATGTTTCTTTCATGTATATTCGCTTTAATGAAATTAAAAATACTTGATGAAGATGATTGTGTTTTTATTGCTCCTAAAAAGAAAAAGAAAACTTATGCTTCGGGTTCAGGCTCACTTGCAACCCAATCATAATATTTTCCAACAACTCCACTTTTAAATTTTGTTTCTTTAACGACAACTGGTTTTCCAAATGTCTCATTCTGTTTTGCTAAAAGGTTTTTTGCGTTTTCCCATGTTGAACCATTTTCAAGAAGGTCTAACATAAAATCCTTTTCACATGTTAACAAACTCTCAACAAATTCTCTATCAGTTTCATAATGTTCTTCCATTTTATATTTATTAAAAATATAATATTTCTAAAATTTAAATAATAAAAATTTTAAAATTATCGAGTTGGATAAAATTTTAAGTTTTGATTATTTCATTGATATCAACTCCAATATAATTTCTTTTTAATGTTTCACATCTTTTTGAAACACAATCAGAATGAGCCGTCATGTCTAGAATAACATCATCTTCATTTGAATAGGTTTTTATAAAATAATCAATCATCTCATCTGTTCTTGTTGTTCCTTTTCCAAATCCTTTTCTGATTGGATATTCAAGAAGAGTTGTTGGATATTTTCCTGAATGTCCTTCATCTTTAATATATTCATTTTGTTTATTAATTCCTTCTTCTCCCCAATAGCCTTCTTGTCCACCGTATTTAACATTTCTTTTTCCTATATATTTATCACCAATCATTTGTGGATTGTACGTTCCATTTTTTTTATAATAAATAAATATCTCTTCCATGATTCTTAAAGGTTGATGCTTCGCATTTAAGAATCCTGTTGAATTACTTTTTTTCCAATTATAATTGTATTTTGGCTTTTGATATTTTAAAAGTTCATAAGTGAAAGGAATTGATGAATGGATTGCAATTATTCCATTTGGTTTCAATACTCTCCACATTTCTTTGAATAATTCATCCCATCTTAAAGGTTGATCCCATTCTGCTCTTGTTGTTGAAAATGGTGGATCTGTATAAATGAAATCAATTGAATTCTTATCTAATGTTTTAATAACATCATGAATATCTCCTTTTATAAATTTTATCATATATTTAATATTGAGATTATTTTGGGTCAAGGGTAAATATCAAAAATAATTCCATTTTGAGAACACTTTCATTCTTGAATATTTTTCGGATTCTATCTTTGACCCAAATTTATTTCTTTTGAGTTTGTTCAAGAATTTGTTCAATAATATTTTGAGGAGGAGGCATGGTTCTTTGTACTTTATAAATAACACCACAATCAGCATTCACATCAGCAAGAGAGCCATCAGGATTGCATATCTCCGTCTCTATATCAGAAATGATTGTTTGTTTAGTGATTGTGAAAGTAATATCAGAAGGAGAACCATAAAAGAAATCGCCTTGTGCTCCATAGCGATCCACTATTCCGACGACATTTAATCTCATTCCTCCTTCACCTGAACCCAAATAATCTGTATAACCAATGATATTGCTTCTTATTGTGTAAAAAGGATTTAATTGAACTTTTGGAAGATTTCTTGCTGGAATACTTATAGATGAAGTCTTTTGAGTTAACGCTGGATAATATTGAAGAAAGCCATTTGGAGTAAATGAACAATTTGGATAAACTGGCCCATTTGCAGGAACAATCCATCTTTGCTTTTGAATTATTTTTGCTGTTCCGATTGCTGTGCTGTATAGTGGAGCACCATAAAGATTAACATAAAACGCTTTTGTGTCTGTTGTGTCAACAATAGAATTTGTTGTTGGACGATATAAATGATATCTATTTCTTTCACTAACTCTAACATCTAAAAGGTTATCTGTACTAGGTTGAGAATTAAATTGTTCCCATGAAAAACCCAATCGTCCCCACAAAGAATTTTGTTCCCACTCTTCTTCATTATAGCCCATATCATCAAAATAAATTCCACCCCAAGCATCAAAGATTTTATAAGCCTCAATATTTTCATTTGATAAAGAAATATCTCTTTGATTAAGTTCACGACCAAGTTTCAATTGATCTTGGGTTGGGTGTGTTGCGTCATTTTCCCAATCAATCATATCGGGAAGAGTATTTGCTCCATCAGGATCAGCAAATTGAATTCTAGCATCAACACTATAAGGCTTAAATGTTGGAGAATATCCATCATAACCAATTCTCGGATTAATTTTATAAACAATGTCCCCCGCACTGGGATTGATTGGAGGAGCAACAAGATCACCTGAATTCATATCTCCCGCATCCCAACTATTTCCCAAATTTTCTGCTGTGTGCAATTGTGAAAATTCAAACCTATTTGTTTCAGTATTATAATTTAAAAGAGGATTATTTGCTCCCAAATAACTTTGAGTTGAATATATGATAGTTGGAATAATTCCTTGTTTTGTTGAATTTTGAACGGCTTCAACCCAATGCGATTGTCCATGTGTTATTCCTTGACCTTCATAAGATTTTTCATGTTGAGGAGAATAAGGAAGAATACATGCTGTCCCGTATGCTGTCCAACTCCAATCATAACCTATTTCTCTTCCACTATTAGGAAGATATAAATCTTCTGAACCCCAAATTTTAGATTGTGGAATTTCAGGATTCCCACCCTCGGCGGGTGTTGATCCCGTGAAATAATATGCGGGAATTTTAGCAACTCCTTTGAGAGTGAATCTAATATAATATCTCCCGTTTCTGTACCATGGCTTTGCGAAACCATAAACCAATTTATTATCATCCCACAATTCTTCAATGTCAGGAGTGAATAAATCTTTGTCAACATAATAATCTTTTTGAGAACCATCATATCTAACGAATAAAGGTGCTGTTGCTGTGATTCCAGTTGTCGTCCGAGATGAAGCAGTTCTTCTTAAACCATCTTCACCCCATTGATTAATTGGATGAGGAACTTTTGGTTGGTCTTGAATGCTGTCTGCTTGTCCGAACGTCGCCATATGAAGAATAGCACTCCTTTCAGGAGTTAAAACTGAAATTTCGTGTGCTGAAAATTCATAAAAGGCTGGAAGTTTATCTAAATCATCCCATAATTCGGGATAAAGTTTTTGTGCTTCAAATAAATTTTTCCAATAAATTAAAAAAGCATCATTCCATTCATGCTCAAAATAAATATCAATATTGACTCTATTATTTATATCAATTGTTTTATAAATTGAATTGAAAGAATTTGTGAAATTATCTTTTCCACCTGCAAAATCTCTTCCAGCATCCCAAATTTCAGGTCTTTTAACTCCAACAGCATAAAAAGAAGCATCATATTGAAGAATTCTATTTGACATAGGAACATTTGGATCAAGAAATCTTGAATAATCATCCCAACCATTTTCAGAAAATTCTGAAACATTAGCAACATTAAAAGGCTTATATGTTTCAGCCTTCATGGTTGTTGTTAACGTATGTTTGATTTTGTTATCAATATTATCTCCAATTTCAAATGTCTCTGCTTCTTCCGATTGATTTAATTGTTCTTTAATTTGTTCCGCAACATTTTGAGGAGTACTGAAACCAGTATCAACATTTATAATTTTTCTTTCTCTATATCTTAAATATTGAGCATAAGAACTATATTCAGGAATAAGAGATTGGGGTCTTGCTCCAATTAGAGGAATGGGTGGAGGTGGATTAGAAAGGTTGTTTGTCATTTCTTTTGCATAGTAAACTTGCTTTCTCAAATATAATGTAAATCTTGAATTATCAACTCTTTGTTTGATATATGTATGATCTCCCACTTGATAAAGTCTCCAATCAGCGTAGCAATAAGCAGACATTTCAACTGAATTTCCTATGAGTGGAAGCCCACTTTCTTCTGTGTCGCTTTCTGTCCAATCGCCCCTTGATGTTGATTGATTATAATATCTAGAAGCAAATCTTCTTGGAAGTTGTAAATAAGATGGATGATTACTAGAATTGATATAATAACCAACAATCACAGATGCTTCATTATCTTTGATTTCAAGAGGTTCAGTTTCTTCTTCTTCAACATCATATTTCAAATAATAACCCATGCGATAAGGAGAAACAAAAGTTTTATTTTGATAATAACTTCCAGTGATTTTTGTATATTTTTGAGTTTTTGCTTTGTGAGGTTTTATCTTTTTTCCTGAAAATTGAATTGTGTCTTGATTCCCAGCCCCCAAACCATTTATAAAAGAACGTTCAATTGACACTTGATCTCCAACATTCAGAACAAGTGCTTGATTTAATTTATTCGTGAATTTTGCAACGTTGCTATTATTTAAACTAGTTTTTTCAGTTGACGTGGCTCTCATACATTCAATCAATTGATTATTAACGTAAGACATTTTATATAAATATAATAATATAAAAATCTTTAAAATAAAAGAATAAAAAAAAGAGATTAAAAAATTTCACCCATATCGAGTACATTAAAATTTAAAATTATTTTGATTTAAGATTTCAACCTTTTCAGGGAATTTCTCCATGAAGATATCTTTCTTGTCATTTCTTTTGTAATAATAAAAAAGCGATTTACATTTATAAAAATCTTTTTTGTTATCATATTCTTCCTTTTTCTTTTCTTTATTTTCTTGATAATGATTTCGGGCTCGTTCCCGATTCTTATTCACAAAATCTTCATTATTCTTTTTAACTTCATGATAATATTTCCTCTCTCGTTCTCTTGTCTTTTTGTACTGATTCAGGATCTTATTGATTTGATCGTCGTCAAAAGTCATTCTCTATTTACTATTAATAAACATTTTTTTTTTAAATAACTTAATATAAAAAAAAAGTCTTCTTTAATTTTTTCGCAAACTGGAACTTGAATATTTTCTTTTATTTGTTCTAATTCTTCAATTTCATATTTGAGATATTCAATTATTTCTGCAATCGCTTCTTTTTCTTTTCCCATTTATGATATTGATAATAAAAAAGTTTTAATATTAAAATAAAAATTTATTAAACTTATAATTTCCAAAAACATGATATCATATCTTAAATCTATTTCCATTTATATTTAAACAACATTTTTTTTTAAAGTTGAACCTGAATTGAATTTTGAGAAACAACTATCTTTCTCATGTGGAATACTAGACACATTAGCAACTTATTGACCGAAGGAACTGCTGTTTCATTGTAAGACATTTGAATCTGATTAGTTCTATTGCGGAGATCTGCTACTCCGTTTCCGCTTGAATAAGCACGTCCGAAACAAAAGTTCCTATTGTATTCAGAGAAGGAGCGGGGAACAATTCCACCTTGATTGAGTGCCTTATCTAGTTCAGATAAATGCTGGGCTGAAATAGATAATCCCTTATTTGCTTTTGCTACTGACACGGGTCTTGAAGGAGTCAACTCATCGTCTATGTTCATGATATAGTCGGTTTGGGCATCTATACAGCCCACCATCCCGCTTCTATTACTGCGGAGGATTACATCAAAAACATCTTCGGCGGTTTTCTCTTCTTCAATATAAGTACCTATCGCACCAATCAACTGGGCTGAATTGTAAACATTAGCATCCGTGGGAACAACAACAACAGATTTCGCACGTGTATTGGATAGAGGAAGATTGATTGTTGCTTGACGATTTTCCTTCAATAGTGAATGTTTGTAATTTGTGCAAGACATAATATCAAGTTCCATTGAGCCATTATTTTTAAGACCATCCATCATTTTCTTCTCTTCATCAGGAGTTAATTCTAAACTCTGAACAACTAGTTCAACATTGGAAAGAGCCATTCCAACCGAATAACTTGAAAGAGCAGTTAACGTGTTGGCTGTTGTTGGACGAGCATTATCAACAGAGGCGGAATAAAGACACCAAGCATCATCAATTCCAATTGTTTCACTATCAGTCGCAGAATTACGGGCTGAATCATAAGAAACTTTGATGTAATTAGAATGAGTGGTGTCTCTTTCAATTCTCGTAATAGTTAAATGACTTTCAACATCAGAATCATCTGTGAGATTAGCAATTGCGGAAATTGTGTCTTTCTTACAGATACCAATCTTTTCACCAACTACAAATGGGAAATTTTCAACTTTAACATTATTATTGTCAAACTTACACCAAAGTGCTTCATTCTCATCAGTCGCACCATTGTCTCTCCATGCTACTAAACCAGCACCAAGATCAATACCAGCAAAAACAGGATTGAGACGTGTGCGTCTGTTCTTGGATGCGGTGTCTAACTGCTTAACGCAACGTTCAGGTTGTTCAATATCTATTTCAACGAGAATTCCCCCAACTATTTCATTCGGGAAAGCCTTCATGGAATCCGCAAATATTCCTGTATGTAATGGAATGGAAACCTTCTGATTGATAAATTTAGTATCTGCGAAAGGGGTTGTCGCAGGTGAGAGACCTTCGCCTTGGAAATAAGGATTTGTTCTTGTATCAACTGCATAAGAAGTTGAAGTTCCAGCAGTTCCACGATTAGCAGGAACATCAATCATCGCACCTTCCTTTAATGCTCTCATCTTTCTCATGTTGTCATCCGCATCATAATCATATTGAAGAGCAACTTTAACATTATAGTCTACTATCTCTTCAAGCAAAGTGCGTCCACCACCAACAGCCCCATTTGAAAAAATGCGAATATTTTTGATTAAACTCTGCCCACCAAGAACAGGATCAAGAGTTAAACGGGTTGGAGTACCACCTGTGGGAAGTGATAGTTTCACATCAAAATTTAAATAACTCTTCCTTCCATCAAATAGTTTAATATTTGGTGGAACTACTAGTTCAATCCGCTGTCCGCCCTGATAGGACAAACCATTTCGGGAAGTGATAGCACGTTGAGTTTGTTTGACAGGCTTCAATTCTTCGTTCTTCCAATAAGACATATTTTATAATAATAAAAATATAAAAAATATCTTTAATAAAAAATAAAAAAAATTTTAAAATTATCGAGTTGAATAAATTTTTTATTGAGTTCTTCCAGTTTCTAATTGTCCCGATTGAGCCAATGAAACTCCCGCACTTTCAGTTTGGATTTCAGAACTTTCTTCGCCTTGTTCTTTCACTTTTTCTGCTGATGCGTCTTCAACATCTCCGATTCCACCAGCAAAAGCAGAAACAATTCCAGCACCAGCAGAAGCCAATTCAAGAGGAAGACCAATTTCAGGAGCAACCATGGAAAGCACATCTAATCCTCCGCCAACTATATTTGAAATATTTTCTGTTTTCTTTGCAAAATTATCTCCTTCAATATCATTATTTTTAATATCTTCATATAAATCTAAACCACCCGAAGCAACTGCTCCGACCTTTCCTGCTGTCTTTGTTAACTTTGTCGCAGTTTCTTCACCAAGAATTCCTGATGCTACTTTCTTTCCTAATTCAGCGGGTTTCTTATATTTATCCATGTTATCAGCAACCGCCGATTTAAAATCTGATACAGATTTCAGATCCTTGAATGTGTCTTGTGCTCCTTTGATGTAATTGGCTTCCTTTGTTTCTTGGACTTGCTGATGATAAGCATCCATGACAGCATTATTTTGAGCACGTTGATTTGCTTTGGCTTGTTGTACTGCGGATGAAAAAGAATTTGCTTGTTCAACTGATAGAGACATATTTTATAATAATTATAATATATTATTTTTTTAATAAAAAAAATATTTTATTTTTTATAATAAATGACATATAAACAAGATTTCAATCGGAAATATGGTTTCAAACCATTATCAACGTCTCACACTTTAAAAGAAATTTCTGATCTTACAGGCTATCAATTGAAAGGTTTGAAAACTATTTTTGAGAAAGGTCAAGGAGCATTTTTTTCCAATCCGAGTTCAGTAAGACCACATATAAAAGCACTTGGAAAAGGAGGTGCGGATGCTTGGGGTTATTCAAGAGTTTATGCTTCAATAAATCCAAATTCTAAATCATATAAAGTGGACAAAGTTCATTTAAAAAAAAAGAAAAGTAAGAAATAAATTATTCTTCATTTTTTATCATTAGTTCTTCTTCAAAATTCTTGAAAAATCTTGGAGGATTTGTCAATTTCATGTAAGCGAAATCATATTTTTTTGGAGTTGCTTTTTTGTAAAGTTTCATCCAATTTTCAGGTGAATTGAACTGGTCTCCAAACTCTTCCGCCACGGCGGACAGGTCTCGCATATTAGGGAAAGGACTTCCAACAATGAGGTCAGTAATATTGGCTCTCACAACGGGCGAAAGTGCGGATCTGAATTTTTGCGATGCGATCGCCAGAAGTTTTATGTTGTAGTGTCTACTTTTTACGACAAGTCGGTCTATCTCTTTATCCATGAGACCAGCACAATCATCCAGAAAAATTGCAATCTCGGGAGCATCATCTCCAAGGTCTTCTTGTGTTTTCATTATTTCTTTTATGATATCAGGATGATAATTATCAAACGTTATAAATCTTTCTTTTAAATGTCTAGAATTTACATCCAAATTTATGGTTGGCGAAATGATATAAATTTCATCAAAAAAATCATCACCATAAAATCCTCCTTTTTTATTTAAAAATAAATTATTCGCTATCGTACTCTTACCTGTATTTCTCGGACTTAAAAGACATAATAAGGCTCCTTTCCCTTTTACACCAACTCCAACTTCGGGGAGATATTCATGATGTTCTTTTGCTTTCTGATTTGGTGGTGCTTTGACAGGCTGTATTCTTGGAACTTTCTTCTTTGGTTTATCCATTTATAATAATTATATATTATTTTTTTTTATTAAATTATTTATTAAAAAAATCCACTACTCATTGAGAAATTATTTCTTGGATTCTTGGCTTTCATTAACTTCTGTCGGAGGCGATCTAATTCAGCATCTTCTTCTTGTTTCTTTTTCTTCTCTTCCTTTCTTTGTTTTCTCAATTTCTCATAAGACATGATTGCATTTAATTGAGCCTTTTCAATGTCTTCTTTTGTTAGTGTTGGTTCACGTATTATTTCTCGGACTGGTGCTGGTGCTGGTGCTGGTTGAGGTTTTGGCTTTGGTTCTTCATAAACTTCTTTTTTGAGTTTTTCCAAATCTTTTTGTTTTTTTAGTTTTAATAATTTCTTCTCTTCTGCTTCTTGTTCCTTTAATTTCTTTCTTTCTTCTGCTTTTTGCTTTTTTACTAAAAATGCTTTTTCTCTTGCTTGTTTTAATTTTGCTTTATGTTCTTCTGACATGGGTTTCCTTTGTTTTCCATTCTTGGTCAATTTAGGTTCTTTCTTTGGTTTGGACTTTGGTTTTGGCTCATCATCTTCAAAGATAGTTTCTTCCTTTACTACCTTCTTAACAGGTTGAGGAATAAATTCTTCTTCTTCTTCAAATGTACCTTCTCTTTCAGGATGATTGGTTTTCATTTCATCTTCATAACTCTCAAAATCTTGTTCATCTTCATAAACGAAATTTGGGTTTTCTTCACCTGTTTCAGAATTCACTTCTTCAATATTACTAACTTTCGGAATAAAATCCATTTTTAATTTATACAAATATTAAAAAATATTTCTAAAAATAATAAAAAAATATTAAAAAAAATCTAAAAAAATATTAATCTAATTATGAAACTTTTGTTCCATTTTATTCATTT